CCCGAATGTATCTCTCTATGGATGCCATGGCTGTGATGGCGGTGCTAAGCCTGTTTTCAATCGCGCCATAAAATTCCAAGATCCAAAAAACTCCCCAAAATATTTCTCCAACCAACGCCAACCAACAGCCACGTTTCTAAGCTATAAAGGATCACGAAATACACCGAAGAGCCTAAATAACATGTATGGCAGATCAATACGAACCGGTCGGTGACTTCTTCTTGGACCCACCAGTAGGCCACAACATAGCCGTGGGTACTTTGGTCACATGCGCATGCCATGGCGGGGTTGCGATAGTACTAGAGCTATATGATATACACACCATGGACAAGATCGCGATGGATATGGCTAAGATTTGGTGGGTAACTAAGCCGAAAGATAGAGACGTGCATATATGGATGCATACAATACGGAGGCTAAAAAAACTAAATTAGTGATCGTCATGAGCAAGTATAAAGAAAGAGTATATGGAGAACCCAGCGAGGAGATAAGCAAAGATGGGCAAACGTTTGACGTTGGGGACCTAGTTGTGTTTAACGGGAAGCTCTTTACACCCGATTACACGTATGTGGATCAGACTATTGAGAGTTACGCGACTGTGGGCATAGTGGTGAGCGTTTATGCGCATGGAAATTATATTGATTCATGTATATACCGGGTGTACTGGTTTAAAAGTGGTCGGAGCACGCAAACGATTAGTGGCCACTTACGAAGGCCGACTGCGGCGGATCTGAGGCAATGAATATATTCACAGACATTTGCCAATCACCATGCTATTTACATGCATGAGCATGCTATTAACAATTCCGCCTGGATACGTGGTTGAGCCGTTTTCTTTGAACGAAGAGTTAACAAGAACTGATAAAGCTGATATTAAAAAGATTGTTTCTGATGAATTGGATAAGAATTTAAAGAGAGAGCTTAAAAAGATCCTTGAAGATGAACTGCCCAAGGCTCTAGGTTCAGCAGCCACCAAGGAAGAGATCGGCGAGATCACAAAAAAGGTCCTTAAGCGTCTTTATAAAGATCTATCGCTTCATCATCCATATATTATCGACCGCATCAAAATATAATATCCGCGCATAGTTAACATGTGGCTAAACTGGCGCGAAATATTATTCTGCATGTTGGTGATGTGTTACATGATGAGGCGCTTAACGATGTAGGTGTGCTTTTAGAGCGGCATGACGGTACTAGAACTGTTATAACGGCTGGTGGTACAATTGGTGGTGTGGCTGTGTGGAGAACATGGTGGATACGGGCTGGTGCCGAGAACTATAGTGAGTTTGGGTTGCAAAACTTGATTCATTTGGATGTTTTCGTGCGTTATCGTGCGGGGTTATGTGAATGTTGTGATTTGGATGATTATGCGATTTAGACGGTGGTTAGACGGTGGTAAAACAAGAAAAATTTGGGGAAATATTGCGGCTTTGGTGGGGTCGACGGTAGTTACTTTGTGAGGAAATATTTTGCGAGATTGGGGCGGATATTCAATGTGCTTTGCGGCATAGCCTTTTTCATTAATATTTGTCTTTTCGGATTCGCGAATATGAATGACATGTTTGACTTGTCTATTTTGGCTTTGTTAAATATGATGCTCTTAACTTTCGTTTTATTAAGAGAAACAGGGGAAACAAACAAATGAACAACATATTTATCAGTAGAGACCTAAAATGAACCTAATATACTTTTTTCTTATGTTGACTGGCTGCGGAAACGATTACGCAATCGTGGCGCCGGGCGAAACAGAGACAATAATTGTGACAGAAATAGTTACAGAGACTGTGATAGAAACAGTTACGGTGACCGAAGAGGTTGAGGTACCGGTTTATATAGAAATAGAAATACCTGTTAACGAGGGTGAGATCTGGGTTGACTCTTTTACTCAACATATGTCCATCGATGGAATTGATATTTTATGGGTCATTGATAAATCCGGCTCAATGAGCAGTTACAATGATGAATTATTAGCCGGTATTGAAAGTATGATACTGGCTCTTCCAACGTCCGACTGGAGGCTCGTGATCATAAGCGCTGATCCAAGCGATTCAGTTATGAGCACAGAGTTCCCGTTGGTTCCGGGCGATGATATATTGGATGCAGAGGATATGCTTAACACACTACCTCCCGGGCCCAAGGAAGAGGGGTTTAATTCAGCTTATGATTATATTGTATATAACCCCTATGCTTCAACTTGGATGAGGAGTGATGCTGGATTACTAGTAGTTTTTGTGTCCGATGAAGAAGAACAAAGTAACGTTGCATACCCAGCAGCATCTGATTTTATAAGTTGGTATGGGTCTTTAAGAATGGGGTCTGTTTTTATGGCTAGTATCGTCAATCATGATAGTAGTATTTCTTTGTGTTTGTATCCTCCAAGTCCTATCCATGTTGGGACGCGTTTTATGGAAGCTACAAACCTGCTTAGTGGAGTGATAGTAGATATATGCGACTCCGATTGGTCTCCAGGTGTGACTGACGCTACTCATTCTATTGATCCGTATGAGTCGCTATCCTTAACTCATAAAGCTGCAGCAGATTCTATCAGAGTATTTATTAATGGTGCTTTAAATAATGACTGGTATTACACAGAATCAACCAACACCGTTTATTTTACTATTGTTCCCGACGCGGGACAGTTGGTAGAAATAGGATATAGATATATAGCGATAGAGGATACCGGTGACTCCGGTACCGCCAGTCCATAAATAAGGAAAGAATATGAAGTATTTAGCGATAATAGCGAGTCTATTGTTTTCATTTGGGGCCTTAGCTCAGGAATATAAGCCAGTTTTACCGGTTGATTCAACCAAATCCGGCATGCTTTCAATGGAAAAGAAGATTAGAAGTGCTGCAGTTAGGGTTACAATACCATTTAATGGTGGCCATGGCTCTGGTTCATATATAAAGTATAAAGATATCCATATAGTGATCACAGCCCAACATGTTGCTAGCGGTAAGTTAGGTGAAAATTATATTGTATCCCATAAGGGGGAGTCTCACTTAGCAATGTTGATATATTCTGACGATGTAGAGGATATAGCAGTATTGTTTGTTAAAACCCCATTCAGAAGTATAAAAGGCATGCCCTATAAACCACAAGTAAAAACAGCTAATGTTGGAACTGAAATATTTTATTCTGGTTTTCCATCAGATCATAAGCTTATGTCCTTCAGAGGACGAGTTGCAGGACACGAAAGTGGGCCAGGAATAGGCAAACATATCATTTTGCAGACATATGGATGGTTTGGGTGTTCTGGATCAGTCGTTTATGATTCAAAAGGTGCCATAATTGGTGTGTTGTACGGGGTAGATGTGGAATATTACCCTAATACCCAAGTCCAAGAGAACCTTATATGGGTTGTTCCCATCAATAAACTGTCTATTAGTGGTGCTCTTAAGAAGATGTGTGGTGGTTGGCATGGTGAAAAGCGCCCCAAAGCGTGTAAATAAGGTATGAGCCACCAGTGGAACGCATTTCTTACCGAAGGTGAGCTAAAAACCGTGGGAATTGTTGTTTGTTTAGACGAAAAACAGCGTTTTTTGGTACTCCGACGCTCAGATATTGATGAAAGAGTAGGTCAATGGACCATTCCAGGTGGTCATATCGATGATGACGACGGATCTATTGAAGAAGGGGCGCTCAGAGAGCTGTTTGAAGAGACAAACTTGACTTGTGTGATTGCGGACTTAACTTATCTTGGAGAGCCAAGGGGCAAAAAGCACTATTTTTTGACTTATAAGTGGTCTGGTGCTATAAAAATCGACAAACCCAACCCAATATCCGACGAAATAGAGCATGATGACTGGAAATGGGCCACAATTGATGAGATAAAAGAGTTGCCGAACAGTGAAATACCGATCTATTTATTAGAGAAAGCTCTGGAGATGTCTAAAAATGCTAAATGACGAACAAATTCTGTTAAAAACAACCCAATTATTGGAAAATTTGGGTGTTTCCCAACAAAAGCCCGATAAATTGCTCCGAGAAATCAACGAAGACGAGTTAGAGGTAATGCAAGGAGTGTTAGACGACTTAAATGGCGAAAATCTCGCCTTTAATAAACTTTTCGACGGCGAAATGCGCAAAGTCATCGATTTTCCGACTCTCGAAGTCGGTTCTGACCTCGGAAAGTTCGTAGATGCCTTCAAAGTGCAGGAATATGACGTAGATTGGGACAAAGGCATCGTTTCGGGCGAAAAAGAGCTTCAAACAGCGGATCCACTGGACGTGGCGATGGGGTTGATAGGCCGCGGCCCAGACCTCGCGCCCAAAAAGCGCAAAATTCAGATGAAAATAGGCAAATTCTTGGCAAAAATCGCTGATTTGGCATCAAAGAGGGATGTTTTGACTCAGAAGATTATAACTCAGGCCAAATTGACGGATCCCGACATTAATATTACACATTCCGGCCAGGTTACCGGCAATCACATAAGTGCAGGCCTTGGTGGAGAGGAACAGAAGCGATATAGGCAGTTAAGTGATCAACTTGACATGTTTATACCCAATCCGGGGATGATTTCCGGCAATACGGCCGAGTGGGCGACCAAAATGGCCCAATATTGGCAAGCAAACGCCGGATATATCAAAAAAGAGATCAAAAACCTCGAAAATGACAAATATTCCATTATTATCACCCGACATCCCATAGATGTGATGAGAATGAGCGATTTTGAGGATATCACCTCTTGCCATTCTCCAGCAAGTCGTGGTGGAGGCTCTCCGCAGTATTATAAGTGCGCGGTTGCAGAGGCACAGGGTCACGGAGCCATTGCATATGTCATAGAAACCGAAGATTTGCTGTCAGCAACCAACACTAGCAACATTCAGAGCGCAGAACAAGAGATTCAAGAGGGCGAAGTCTTCCATGACGATAACAGAAGTAGTGAAACAGGCGATATAACGCCCATAAGTCGCACCAGGCTGCGCCAAATGCGATATTACGACACAGATGCGCCCAAGCGCTGGGACGAGGGCACAGAGCTAGCGGTGCCAGAGAAACGAGTATATGGCGTTGGGATCCCGGGATTTATTGATAGAGTAGTCAAGTGGGCAGACGAAAATCAGAAAGAAGCCATTAGGGACATGCCAGAAACTGATGAAATGGTTAATTTGGACCGATTTTGGATATTTGGGGGGTCGTATGAAGATACTGCCGAAGAAGAAGGAAGAAAAGCGCTTCTTTCAGCCCTAACAGGACTTCC